CTTTAGCTGGGTAGGTAATAGGGAACTACTTACCTACCAAATAGCAGCGTTAGCGGTTGAAACTGGCATAGCACCTAAAGAGTTTGTAGAGATGTCGCCCGAAATGTTAGCGGCAGTCTACAAAGTACTAAAAGATAGAAACGAGGCGGCAAAGCGTGGCTACAGCAAAAATCGTAGGGCTAGATGAAACTGTACGCGCCTTACGTAAGTTTGACCCAGACGCCTTAAAAGAAATGAATAAAACAATTTACCAGGCTATGAAAATTGCCCAGATAGACGCTAGAACATTAGCCCCGACTGTCTCACCTATGAGCGGCTGGGCTAGACCTGTCAAAGAAGGCAAGTGGGCGCGCCTAACCTTTCAAGCCAAACCTATAAAAATGGGTTTAAAAACAAAGATAGACCGCGCACGCAAACGCGGTAACTGGACTAGCAAAGCCTATTTACTCATTAACTCAGACCCAGCCGGTAATATCTACGAGTGGGCCGGTAGGCATAACGGTAAGACTGCCCAGGGTGCTAAGTTTATTAAAGCTATTAGAGATCAGTCGAACGTAACGGTACGCGGCAAACAAGGACGCATAGCCTACAAAGCGGTAGAGGATAACAGGCCAGAGATTATTACTAAATCTAACTATGCAATAGCAAAAGCCGAAGCTATAGTAAATCGAAAGCTGGCTAAATAATGGTTATTAAAGTCCCCATAATTGTTAGCTACAACAATAAAGGCACTAAGCAGGCTGTTAAAGGTATTGGCGGTTTAGAAAAGTCTTTTCAGAAAATGGGGCTAGCTTCTAAGTTATCTTTTGCTGCAGCTACTACGGCAGTAACAGCCTTTACTAAAAAGGCAGTAACCGCAGCCCTAGAGGAATCTAAAGCGGTAGCAGTCCTAAATAACCAGCTAAAAAATCTAGGCTTAGCCTTTGCTGCTACTGGTGTTAATAGCTACATAGACAACCTGCAAAGAGCTACTTCTGTATCTGAGGATCTGCTTAGGCCGGCCTTTGCTTCACTAATACGGGCTACTAATGATTTAGGCAAGGCTCAGCAATTACTAGCCCTTAGCCTTGACATAAGCGCGGGTACTGGCAAATCTTTAGAGGCTATTACAATGAGCCTAAATCGTGCTTACTTGGGTAACACAACAGCCCTGGGCCGCTTAGGTGTAGGAATTACTAAAGCAGAATTAAAAACCCTTAGCTTTGAACAAATCCAAGAGCGACTAACTGTTTTGTTTGCTGGTAGTGCTAAAGCTGCAGTAAATACCTACGCAGGCTCTATGGCTAAATTACAGATAGCAGCAACAGAGGCTAGCGAAACTATCGGCTTTGCTTTAATCAACGGTATTAGACGGCTAGGCGACGAAAAAGGAATAGACGACGCCGCGGACTCTATGCAAAATTTCGCTGATCAAACCAGTTTAGCTATTACCGGAGTTAGCGTTCTAGCAGACAGACTTACTAGTAGCTTTGGCGGTAAGGCTTTAAATTACTTACTGCAGTTTGGCCCTGTAGCTATTGCTATAAATGAGTTAGCCAGATTAGGTAAAGCGACTGTAGCTAGTGAAATTACAGCTACTAACCGACAAAGCCCGCGAGTAGCTGAGCAGGCAGCCGCTAAGGCTGCTAAGTCCCGCAAAACAGAAATAGCAGACCGTACAAAGATATTAGGTTTAACTAAAGCCCAGGCTGCTAATGAAAAATTATCGCGTATGTTTGATATGGACGCTATACAGCTAGCAGCTGCATTACAGGGCAAACTATCTAAAGAGGACGAGGCCCGAGTAAAGGCCTTACAGGCATTAAAGACCGAGGATAAAAACGACGATATTAAAGCCTTACAAGATTTAGAAACTGCTAAACGCCAGGCAACCTTTGACGAAATAGCCAGGCTAAAACTGATCGTAGACGAATCTAAAAAGGCTAACGAGGAAATACTTGCAGACGCTAGAGCCAGAATTTCAGCTTTAAGTAAAGCCTCACTACCAAGCGCGGCAGCTTATAGCGTAGGTGCAGCCGGTAGCACTTTTGCACCTGGTCTAGCCGAGGCTCAGTCTGCAATAGCAGCTGGTACTTTTGGCGATATGGGCGGTTTAAATTACTTAGGCTTTGATCTAGCGGCTTTAGGTGCAGCTAATATGCAAATGGAAACAGGCATAGCAGCCCAACAGGCGGCAGGCCCAACAAACCTAACCGTTAACCTGCAAGGCGGCATAAACGTAGGCTCTACTTTTGAGTTTTATCAGACGGTACAAACAGCTCTACAGGAATTAAATAGGGCAGGTAATAGCCTTACCTCAGCTGGTAGCTAATGGCAGCCCCAACAATTAACTGCATAGTTAACTTTAGCTCTGGTGCGTCTTTTGGCCAGGCTATGATTATTGGCTCTGGTGTATTAGGCGTTAACGTGCTTAGCGATAGTGCGACTGTTACAGCTGACGTATCTAATCAAGTGCAAGCTGTAAGTATCCAGCGTGGACGTAATGCTAACGCAGACCAATTCCAAGCCGGTACTGCCTCTATACGTATTGCAGACGTTAACGGCGACTTTAACCCAGAAAACTTAAGCAGCCCTTACGCAGGGCTTTTGCTGCCTTTGCGTAAAGTTACGATAACTGCTACTGACAACAATACGGGGCTGGTCTATCCGCTGTTTGCAGGCTATATAACAGGTTATAACTTTACTCAGGCTCAGGTAGTAGGTGAGGTGTCCTATACGACGCTAACGGCCTCAGACGGCTTTAGATTGCTTAATATGGGTACCGTATCAACTGTTACAGGTGCTACAGCTGGGCAATTATCAGGTACCAGAGTTACTAAGATTTTGGACCAGATCGCCTGGCCTAACTCTATGCGCGATATAGACGCAGGGCAGACGACGCTACAGGCTGACCCTGGCACTACTAGGACAGCCCTAAACGCTTTGATTACTGTAGAAACTAGCGAGTACGGCGCAATTTATATGGACCCTAGCGGTAACGTAACTTTTCAAGATCGAGCGTTAACCTCTAGCTCTATTGCCGGTACTCCTACAGTTTTTGCAGATGACGGAACAGGCTTAGAATATGCAAACGTGCGCTGGGTGCTAGATGATAGCCTGGTATATAACAAAGCCTCAATAACGGCTACAGGGTTAGCTACTCAGACGGCTTTAAATCAGGACTCTATAGACAAGTATTTTTTACACAGCTATAACAAAACTGATTTACTAATGCAGACTACAGCTGAGGCCCTTAACTATGCCCAGGCTTATGTAGCCTCTAGGCAGGAAACTACCGTAAGGTGCGACAGCGTTACCCTGCTAGACCTAAACACCCCAGGCTATGACGCAGGAATCGTGGCAGCTTTAGAGCTAGATTACTTTGACCCTATTACCGTTAAGTCAACCCAGCCCAACAGCGTAGGCACTAGCACGCTTAATAAGACTTTGCAGATATTCGGCGTAAGTTACAATATAACCCCTACGCGCTGGTCTACTACTTTTGTTACATTAGAGCCAATTATAGAATCTTTCATAATTGGTAACGCTAATTACGGACAATTAGGTATAAATGTATTATCCTACTAACAGCGAAAGAGGTAAATAATGGCTACAGGTTTTCCGGCAAGTACCGGCGACGTACTTAGTGCAGCTATGTTTAACGGCCTAGTGGCCTTTACGGTTACTACTGAGTCAGGTGCTACCTATACGGTAGACAATGACGACCTATACCAGGTAATGATACAAACCAGCAACGCAGGTACTAAGACGGTAACTATTGCACCTGATAGCACTTTGACAGCTGCAGAGGTAGGCAGCGCGATTACTTTTATAAATACCGGTGCGGGTTTATTAACTTTTGCGGCAGGTTCGGGCGTGACCCTCAGTTCAGCCGGTGCAGTATCAGCCGCCCCAACTTTAGCTACGCATAAGGTAGCTCAATGCGTGCGTGTAGCTGCTAACACTTGGCGTATTTTTGGCGGTATTGCTTAAATGATTGGCGCAATAGCGGCAGGGGCTATTGGTTTTACTAGCACGCCTTTATCAAGTGTTGACTACCTCGTTATTGCGGGCGGAGGCGGAGGCGGTGGTAACCGAGGGGGCGGTGGTGGTGCAGGTGGATACAGGGAAAACTCTTTAGCAGTATCTACTGGAGTGGCTTACACAGTAACTATAGGAGGCCCTGGTGCTTCTGGTGCTGAGTCAATTCAAGGTGGAAACGGTGGTAACAGCGTCTTTAGCAGCATTACCAGCACTGGGGGAGGCGGTGGTGGTGGAAATGTCAACGGAAACCCAGCCGGTAAAGATGGTGGTTCTGGCGGTGGTGGTGGATTATTTAACGGTACAGCTGGTGCGGCAAGTCCTAGCGGTGAAGGAAACGCAGGCGGAGCGGGAACTTCTAATGACTCAGGCGCGGGCGGCGGCGGTGCAAGTGCGGCCGGTGCAAACGCGCCAGCAACTAACGGCGGGGCTGGTGGAAACGGTACTGCTTCAAGCATTAACGGAACCTCCACGACTAGAGCCGGTGGTGGTGGAGGCGGTTCAGGTGCAGGCGGTGGAACCGGTGGCGCTGGTGGAACCGGTGGCGGTGGTAAAGGTAGTGATTTTGGAACTTCTAACCCTGTTGCAGGAACGACAAACTCTGGTGGTGGCGGCGGTGGAGGTTCAGCTGCAATTCCTAGAGATGGTGCAGCCGGTGGCTCAGGTATCGTAATTATCGCTTACCCAAATACTTTCCCAGCTGCAACACTTACAAATCTCACCTACACAGAGCCAAGCAGATCAGGCTATAGAGTTTATCAAATCACAGCCTCTTCAAGTGGCACGATTACTTTTAACGTATAAGGGGATTAAATGGCTCATCACGCAAAGATTGAAAACGGGATAGTTACCCAAGTTATCGTTACTATGGACTCAGATGAGGATACGTTTGCAGCTCGTATGTTGGCAGATACCGGCGAACAATGGGTAAGGACAAGTTATAATAATCGGATTAGGTATAATTTTGCATGTATTGGCGGCACTTATGACCCAGTCGCAGACGCTTTTGTAGGCCCTATGCCCAGTTGTGGACACCCTGAGTTAATTTTAAATACTACTAATTACCGTTGGGAGTGCAGTAATGCCGAGCATACTGAAATCCTCTAACGGCTGGCCTGCCAGTAAGGACCCTGCAGAAATTGGTATTAAATCTTTTAAAGTACCTGGCACTGATCTTAAAATACGGTGTGCTGAAAAGGTTGCGCCCTTGCTTATTGGCTTGGCGGCGGAGTTCCACGAAACAATAGAGCCTATAGACAAAGGCACGTTAGACGATTGGGGCTATGCGTTCCGCATGATAAGGGGCAGCACTGACAGCCTAAGTAATCACAGTAGCGGCACAGCTATAGATCTTAACGCGACTAAGCACCCTTTAGGCAAAGAAAATACTTTTAGCCCAGAAAATGCCGCTAAGTGCATAGCACTAGCTAAAAAGTACGGCTGTAAATGGGGCGGTACTTACCGTAACCGTAAAGACGATATGCACTTTGAAATAGCTTTGAACCGCAAACAAACTAAAGAGCTTATAGCTAAGCTCGGATTGGTTAAAGATGAATAGACACAGCCTAAAAGTAGCCCAAGCAATCGGCGGCAGCTGGTTACGTAGCTTTGTAGCTGCAACGATCGCCTGTTATATGTCCGGTATTACTGACCCAAGTCTTTTATTAAAGGCAGGTTTAGCAGCTGTATTACCTGTAGCTTATCGTTATCTAAATCCTAAAGACCCGCTCGGCCGGTAATTGAAGTTATGGCTAATAGGACTAGGCCTATCACTACTTTTAACTGGGTGCGGTTATGACGGCTGGGTCAGATATCCCTGCCAGGAGTACAAAAACTGGAAGCTCAAGGAGTGCCAGCCGCCAGCGTGTATCCCTACGGGAGTCTGCACTAAGGACCTCGTACAGCAATCACTTAATGACTAAGCCAGCACGCAGGCTAACGCCGGAGGATATACACGCCAGGTTAATTTTAATTATTGGCGGCTCACTAGCTGCCTGCTTTGTGCTGGTTACTTTGGGTATTACTTATGCACTGATCTTTGTAACTCAGCCTTTAAATGCTCAGGCCCCTAATGACGCTGCTTTTATAGACCTACTTAAAACCCTGGCTATATTCCTTACCGGCTCACTCGGTGGAGTGCTAGCAGGCAACGGCCTTAAGTCTAAACCTAAGCCCGACACGCCGCCTAAACCCTAATTCTGGGCAGGTGTGCGTATAATTAAAAATCCGGACTAGAAAGGACTAGA